TGACGGATTTCACAGTGTAGCCGTATTCGGCGGTATCTACATAGATATACGCGGTCACGTCGTAGGGGCTTTTTGTAGCTGCTCCCGGAATAGAAACCGTAAAAGTTCCGTCTTCATCCGGAACCACTACCACCGGCACCGCCTCCGAAGCGATCACGGGCGCAAAATCAACGCGGTTTACGTCTGCCACGTTGATTCCGATCACTTTCAACTTTACGCCCCTGTCGAACTGCCAGAGGCCCCGGACTGTGACCCGGTCTTTACCACTTGAAAAATCTGCAATCAGAACTTTTTCCATCGTTTTTCACCTCTTATTTTTTCGGCACAGCAAACATCTCATCCTGAAGGGCATACGCTTTTTCCATGAACGCCGCGTAATCTTCCCTACATTCAGTCCGGTGATCTTTGTACAATTCTTTTGACTCTGCGTTCGGGAAGAATCTATTCATGCTCATGTTCTCCGGATTCTCCGAATCCACTGTTGCGGTGTAATTCTCCAGCACAACTTTCTTTTCCTCTGTCTCCACAATCGACGAAGCTGTAATCGTTACTTTTTTCGTGCTCTGGCTTAACATATTTCTATCTCCTTTTCTTGAATTTTCGCCTGCAGTTCTCTGATGTAACTGTATAACTGTTCTATCTGTTCCTGCAAAAATGCTATTTTTATAGTTTCTCTGTTTAACTCGTCCACGGAGCTTTCAATATTTTCAATTTTTTCAAATGCTTTCTGCGTCATGTGGATGTTTAAGGGTATCAATTCCTCATACGCAATCCCCCAGCGCTCCGTCCTGCCGTCTGTCGTCGGTTCCTCTAAATCATCACGACAAATAGCTGCCAGCGTTTTGGCGGAAAGCCCGCATTTTTCCGCTACGGCATACATGCTTTGTGCGCCTAACCCGCAATGAACCCGGTCATGTGGTTTCAGTTCGTTGCCGAAGTTTTTCCACATATACAGAATTGGCGTAAGCTCCATGAACATTTTTTCATAGGGTTCTGTTATCCCTGAAAGAATATTTTTTTCGCACTCATCCGACGTACTGATAGTTGCACTCGCGGCATATAGGCGAGTGTATCTATATCCAGTCATACCGAGTGCTGTCATATTATCACCTGCATAGGGCGTAAGCGCTTTCCAGCTGCTACCGACAGTATACGATTCTCCTGTAATCTGTGCATAATTGGAAGAATCTACGATTTCCCGCCATGTTCCGCTCCATCCGGCGCTATTTCCCCCGCGGTGAAACAATGCGCCTGTCGGTTGTGTGCACCAGATCTGATGAACCTCGGAATTCGTTGTCATGTTAAAAATCATCCCCCATGTCGATGGATTGTCAGTAACAATTTGCGTAGAATCGTTATTGATAAAATGCACGCTATTTAGCTGCTCTCCCCATGTGGTCACAGTATCACTCATAACCATTCCAATGACGTTTGCTCCGGCACCTCTTATATTTGAAGCTGAACCATGCAGTGTGCCTTCTATATATCCGTCAGTTGAAACCCTAAATAAAGCACTGCCGTTATTGTATATGCCGAAAACAGAATTCCCGTCAGCGGGTATCAGATTATTCCGTTTAGTCGTGAATTGTATAGACAGACCATCCTCTGATGAATATGTGCTTCCGTCAGTAAACACAAAGTTACCGAATTTTGAATAGTCAGCTCCGTAAACAATCGAACCTGTGATCGTTCCTCCGGTGATTGTTCCTCCGTCAATTATTCCGCCTTTCAGAGTCGCACCCATAATTGTCCCCGTCGCTGTTATATCTTTCGCAAAGATACCGTTTACATCCAGGCGGTCTGCTGAAATAGTTCCGGATGTGATCAGGTTGCCGTCTATTGTGCTATTTCCAACAACATGAAGATCTGTCGCTTCGATTTTCTGTGCAAAGAGATCAACTACATCAATGTGATTAGCCAGAATTGTTTTGGCAGCAATCTCGTTGCCGGTGATGGACTGAGCCACGATCTTGTCCGCCGTGATGGTTCGCGGGGTCAGGATTTCGCCGTTGAGGGTATCAACGTTCTGGGATTGGAGGGCGCCGGTAATATTATTCAAGGCATAGACAATACTTCTGTTGCTTCCCCTGATTTCCAGGCGCTCTACCGATAATGTTCCGGCGGTGATCTTGTTCGCTGTCAGTTCAACAATCTTTGCATCCGTGATGGAACCATCTGCGATCTGAGCCGTATTGACCGCACCTACATCGATCATTGCAGTCTTGATAGACGCATTTTTAATATTTGCAAGGTCGATCATCGCATATTTGATGTCTGCCTCGGTCGCTTTCAGATATGTGCTTTCGATCGTTCCGATCTGTGCTTTAGTCGCTGAAATCTCTCCGATGATTCCCGATATCGTTTCACTTGTCTTGATTCCAGACTCCACGCCATCTTTAAATCCTAATATCTGATCAATTGTTACTTTGTCCACCGTATTCCCGTTGATGCTTCCGTCCAGATTTTTCACAGCTTCTATGATGCTTGCTGCCTCTTTCAGCCGTGACTGAATTTCATCGAACGTTTCCCGTGTATTCGCAATATCACAGGTGTTTTTGTCCGGATCACCCGGGTATTCTACGATTTTCGTAATACGCTGTTTATCTCGGATACCAGTCTTGCGGTCAATCAGTGTGATTGTGTCGCCTAAATTATATTCTAAAATGCTGTACTCAGCACTCCGGTACGCCAGATCACGGACGTCTACTGTATATGATTTCTTCGGAATTGACAGGTCTTTCAGTTTTTCGGTTGCGTCTTCCATCAGTGCGGCAGCATCCTCATAACTGGTGTCCTGCCAGATATACGGGATGGTCTTCCTGGAATACTGGAAATTATCGATGTACTCCTTCCCGCCGTTTACGGATGTAATTTTCAGCCCATCTTTTCCGACCGGAATAATACGGGTATAAAAATCGTAGGTATCACCAGACAATGTCAGTTTGCGAAGATTCAATCCCTGAAGGAAATAGACACCCTTGTCCTCGCCAAATTTCTCTTTAAAAGAAACCGTCTTTTCCTTGCTGTCCACTTGCATCTCGCACATAAACACTGTGCAGATTTTCTGCAAGACCACTTTACTTGTGACGTTCTGCAAACCCATGCTCCGCCTTTTGTCCACTGTGCATTCTGCCACACGCCAACCTGTACCGGCTAGTGCCAGATTTGCAGTATCCCGTAGACTGGAATCTTTCGCCATGAACGTTTCCCAGGTTTTTGATTCCAGTTCTTCTGTGTTCAGAGTTGCTGTGTATTCCGGATATCCGTCTGACGTGATCCGGATGGATTTTACAACATATTCTGCGTTTTTGGTCTGGACGTAATATTCATAATCAATTTTCCCAGCTTTCCCCAGATATGTAAAAGAGAGTGTCTTTTCCGCCGTGGAAAGAACGCTCTCAATTTTGCAATCCCGATATTTTTTTATATATCCCACCGCTTCGTGGGACTGGTTGAAAATTTTTAACATGAAGGAAACCTCCTTCGTTTATTCCTCGATCATGAACAGGAGTAATTCGATCTGGCTGCTGTCCAGTTCGATCCCTTCCAGCTGATCCAGGTTGATTTTGTGAATTTTTACGTCTGCAACATCAATATCCAGTAATTCCTGGATTTTTGCCTCATAATCTTTCTGATCTTTACCAGGTTTCATAATGATTGACAGGTTTCCGGCTTTCTTGTTGTAGACTTCCATTTCCCGTTTGTACTCCAGCGTTCCTTCAGGGCTGGTAACCATTCTCTTTTTCAGATTTTCAAGCGCTTCTTTTTCTTTGTCCAGATCTCTGTATTCCTCGAACACCTCATCACTTGAATCATTGTAAGGTTTCAGTTTTTCCAGGATTTCCATCATGTTTTTTTTGATTGCGTATGTGATTTTTACACGACCTTTGAATAATTTTTCCCCGGTTCGTCTGTAATGCACGGTTTCCAGATCCTGAACAGCATTTAGTCCGTTATAATTAGCAATCATTTCTTTATTTGTCATAATTTTTCTCCTCTCTTACATAAACCGTGGCTTGAATTTAACCGTCAAACTAATATTTACGTTATCGCAAGTGATCGTATTCACGCCAGGAGCCAATAATGGAAATTCCCAGAGATCTACGTCACCTGCTTTCTGTGCGCCTTCCTGCGTTATCAGGCCCGTTTCTCCGTCGATTATCACTTTTTTGTTTGTTGTCAGAGCTCTGACCACGACCGGTGAATCTTCCCCTGTGGCCGGATCACGGCAGATTCCCTGAATCGTCACTGGTACTGTGCTGATTGTCGGAAGCAGTTCCAATACCGCGGGGGTGTTCAAATTTCCTGGATTTACTATGCTCAGTTCACTTGAACCAGATACTGCCACTTCTGATTCATATTCATAGCCCTGCAGTTCTAAGCTCAGCTTGTGCCAGCGGTCCTGCCGGTAGGTCACCGTCTCTTCAAAACTGGCATCCCTGGACAATACTACTCTGAATTTGTGTGAAAATCCGTCCAGGGTAATGTCCGCCGGTTCCATCAGCGCTGCTACAATGTTCGACCGGTCCAGGGTCATAACCTCCCTGGAGGAATCCTTAATCAGCAAGGTCACTTTGATTGTTTTGAAGCCGATCGTGCCGCCGATCAGGAATGGATCCGGAGATCCCCGGTTCCATTCACTGTTATTCGTTATCGCATGATTCCCGATTGTCACAGTCCATTGCCGGGCGTGCCACTGGGATATGTCTATTCCGTTAATCTGCATTTTCTCGCCTCCTCAAAATCGTCCCCGGGACTGTGCCCGGGACTGCAGGGCCAGTTCCTGTGAAATCGGTTTTGCAATTTCACCTACCAGCTTGCCAGTGTCAAGCACAATCTGCGAAGAACCAGCGGTATTCGTGGCCACTTTCTGCACTTCTCCAATCAGCTGGGCCAGAAGGCTCGCCAGATTTCCAGTGTCCACACTGATGCCCGGAAGCTGAGTTTGTGCCTGTACTGCCGTGCTGGCCGCCTGGGCCGCTCCGGCGTCAATCCGCTGCAGGTACTGTTCCAACGTAATATTTCCCATGCTCTTTCCGGTAGTGGATTCCACCAGCTCCCGGATCATATCCTGTGCCGGTTTGATTGCTGTATCAGTGTTTTCTTCGATACCCGCGCCGACACCGGCGGGGATATACTCTCCGACTTCCTCAGCCATCAGACGGGATGGGGATTTGATCTTTGCGGCTTTCTTCGTTTCAGAAACGATCTTTTTGACCATTGCGGTCGTATATTTCTTGATCTTCTTTGAATCGTTCATGGCGCTCAAAATTCCGTCGAGAGTGTCTTTACCAATCTTTTCACCGTCCTTTGACAGTGTAGAAAGATTCGTAGTGATCGTCGTGGTTGTATTCAGCAGAGAGGACTTTGCGTTATCGCTGGAAACCTTCGCATATATTCCTTGTATATACTTCGTAACCGTGTTCTCACCGATCTTTCCGGCTTTGTTTGCCAGATTCTCAAGAGATGTGTTCATCGGCTTTTCCAGTTCGTTTACGCCGTTCAGATATTCTTCCGTGGCAGCCTGGATTTCTTTCTTTGCATTTGCTTTGAGAACAGCAATCTTTTGTTCACTGTTCTTATTCAGCTGTGCAATCTGGGTATCACCGGCGGCTTTTGCATCTGCGATTCCTTTTTCTGTCTGCTTTTTCAGACCCTCATTCTCTTTTTCAGCTTCGGCCTTGGAAATTTCATGTTTTTTTCGCCAGAGCGCAACGTATTCGTTCAACTCGGCATCCGTCATGCCCTTACCTTCCATGCCTTCCGGAAGATCATTGTTTAGAACGTGAAGCATTGCGGAAGCTTCCGGTCCCATGTCTTCCAGTTCTTTGATGAGGTCTTTGTCTATGCCTTTATCCCGGAGTTTCTGCAGCTGTTCCTTCCAGTCGTCATATCCGACTACCTGCGTTTTTAAATTGTAAAGAAGTGTTTTTCCGCTTTCTGACTCCGACTGGAACTTATCTGTCAGCCTCATGGAATTGTAGATGGTTTCCTGCCGGCTCTTCACGGAATCGGCATAGGTCTTGTTCAGTTCGTCTATTTTTTCCTGTGTTTCTTTTGTAACATCGGCGATAGAATCCTTCAGATCATCTGTGACATCCTGTATATCATCCTTCAGTTTCGAATTGATATCCGTGACTTTGTCCAGATAGTCGTCTTCCAGATTTTTCAGTGATTCGTTCAGCGTTTTTCGTGCCTGGAAGTATTTTTTGTCCGCTTCTTCCCGTTCTTTTGTTCCGCGTTTGAACTTTTTTCGTACCGTGTTCCAGTAATCTACTTCGGCTCGCTCGGAAACCTTGAAATACTGCTTGTATGTATCCAGTGCTCCGCCGTCAAGGGCGTATTCTTTCTTCTCTTCTGCCGCCGCAACATTCGCACTCTTTCCGCTTTTCTTTGCATTTTTCCACTGTTCATACGCATCCGTATAGGCTTGCGTGCCTTTTTTTACCTTTTTCAGCACTGCCGCCCAGTATTTTTCCTCTTCCTGTATGCTGATGTTGTAATAGACCTTCATGTTTGACAGATGTTTGTTCACGGCGCTGTAAATTTCGGAATAATACTCTGAATCCGTCTTATTGACAGTTTTTTGATTACTTCCGCTTCCCTGCGTCTTTGTCCTGGACACGCTGCCGGCTGCTTTGTTTGCCGCTGTCTGCATGTTCAGAATCTTTTTGTTGATTCCAGTGATTTCCTGCTGGGCTTTTTTATATGCCGCAGTTCCTTTTTTCGTATTCGCAGATACTTTTTTCCAGAAGTATTTTTCATCGTCAAGCGAAGTGAACTGACGTTCTTTATATTTATCCAGCCAGTCCGTAGCAGAATTTAAAACATCCTGTGACATTTTGCTGGAAGCGTTCTTAGCCAGAACCGCATTGGACTTGATGCCCCAGGCCATGCCTTTTACAACCTGAGCGCCAACCTCTTTTTCAAACACTTTTGATGGTGAGTGAATACCCATAGCTTTTTTTACCGCATTGAGAGCTTCAACGGCCATACTGACAGCTTCATTGATTGCCTGGCTTTTTCCCTGGGCAATTCCACGAGCCAGTCCGATGGCCAGCTGATTGCCAACGGCCTGATAGTTTCCTTCATATCCTGCTGCCGCACCAGCCCCACTTCCTGCTGCTGACCCTGCCGCATTGCTGACCTGGTAGGAAAAGAACGTCATGCCGGCTGCCATCGCGGTGATTAACATTTTTCCGGCAGCACTGTACGCTCCGGCATTGTCGTTGATTGCTTTTTGGGCCGACTCCACAACTTTCTGGGCAGTTGACTTCGTATTATCGGATTCGCCCTGGATTCCGGAAGCGGTTCCTTTTCCTAGTGCGGCTCCGCCTTCTTTTCCGGCAGTCTCCAGATCTACGTTGTTTGCCGCCAGGAGCTCAATAAGCTCCGTATAGGCATCCACGGCAGACTGTCCGCCGGCTTCAATGCCAGCTTTCAAGTTGTCTGGTACGCTGATTCCGTTTTGCTCTGTGATTTTTGCCAGCCCATCAAACTGTCCCTCGATGGCCGAATTCATCATCTCAATTGCCTGTTCCGGAGATGTTGCGCTGGACGAGATGCTGTCCGCCAGCCCTTCCGGGATCTTTACACCACAGGCAGATGCAGTCTGAATTACATCGTCTAACTCAGTCCTGGTTTCTTCTGTCAGCCCCTGCCAGGCTTCTCCAGCGTACTGGGCTGCATATTCGATAGCATCCCGCAGGTCAGTAAAATCCTCTGCAGATGATCCAAATTCTTTCATAGCTGCCTGGTACGCAATGATATTCGATGCTTCGGCTTTCGCAATCCCCTCTTTCAGATCCATAGCCTCAGTCCAACTATCGGAAATGCCCTTGACCTGCTCTGCTCCATACTCTCCCTGATTCTCCCACGTCCAGACCATGTGTTCCATAGCATTTGCTCCTTCCATGCCCATGCTCTCTAGGTACTGGATGAAATCCTCTGACACCAGGCTTTTTCCTTCCTCGTCAGTCATTTCGCGGAGCTTCTGGAGATTTTCCTTGTATTTTTTAATCGCTTCGATCTGGCTGTTGAGGTTCTTGTTCATTGCCTCGGTAGTGACATCTTCTCCGCCATCTTCCTTCTCAAATAAATCAAACAGGCTGATCTTGTTCTGCAGACTTGATTCGATGCTCTCTCTTGTGGAATTGTAAGCGTCGAGGATTTCCTGGGCGGCTGTTCGCTGGGCTTCGGCGGCTTCCTTTGCGGCATCAGCGGCCTTTTTTGCCGCATCTGCTGCCGTGTCTGATGCATCATCTATCTGGTCTGCTGCGTCCTGTGCAGTTCCTCCAAGACCTGAAATCTCACCACTCAGTGGATTTAACATAACCGTGAATTTCTTGCCTTTGCTTGCACCATCAAGCAAGGAATCCGCCAGTTCCTTCACACTTCCCGGTAAAGGCTTCATGACGCTATTTAGTTTTTCTTCTGCTTTTGTAGAAAGTTGAGTCTCATTTCTCAGTTTCTTTCCAGCTTCTTCAAGCCCGTCATACTGATCCTGTAGCTCTTTTACAGCTACTACACTGTTTCCATACTCTTCACGGGCTTCTTTTTCTGTGTCCCTGCATTCTTCCCAGGCAACATTAGCCACTCCGAGCTGAGACGTTAAATCGCGGAGCGCCGCTGTGTCATTGTCCGGAGTATTTGCGATTTGCTCTTGAAGCTCATCAATTGTTTTCTGAGCTTCTTTCGTTGCGTCAGCTGCCGCCTGCATAGCTTCTGCCGCACGCATTTTGTTGACCTCTGCGTCCAGCATTTGATTCATCAGATCCTGTGCCGCCTGATTGACTGCATTTTGAATGAGTAGTTCTTTCTGATTTTCGATCAAATCTTTGATCTGCTCATTCGTCATTTTTACTTTTCCAGCTTCTTCGTCGTATGCATCGGAGATTTCAGGAATTTGCTGGGAAAGCTCCCCCACAATAGTACGCAATTCATAACGCTGGCTTAGACTTTTGTTTTCTACATCATTTAACTCTATCAGTCGGCTTCCGAGGTTCGATATGGTCCCCGCCATATCTCCGGCATTGTCCACAGATGATTTCGTCTTTTCAAGAACATTTGCAGATTTTTCATTTGTATCTGCTACCTGATCAATGAATTCCACCAGGGCATCTTTCTGTGGAGTGATGGCGTTTGTGATAGCAGACGTAGCGTTTGTGGTAAGTTCCGCGGCACTCTGCAACGGTCCGCTGAACTTCTCATATACCGCAATTCCCAGACCCTCAACAGCAGACCCGAGCTCCGTCATTTTACCTTTCAGGTTGTCCTGCATGACATCCGCCATATCCTCTGCAGCCCCGGAACAATCCCGAAGTTTTTCCTCGTACTCCGCCGTGGTATCTACTCCGGTATTCAAGATCATGTTCAGACCTTTGATACTGTCAGACGTGAAAGTAGAAAGCAATGCCGCCTGTTTTTCGGCATCTCCCATGCCTTTTGTAGCTTTTTCCACATCTTTGAGGACATCTGTCATATCGCGGAAGTTACCGTTGCTGTCCATGACTTTGACATTTGCATCGCCGATAGCAATTGAACCGTCCTCCATTTTTGAGGTCATATCACGCATCATGGCAGCTACAGCAGTTCCGGCTTCTGCTCCGCGGAGACCGTTATTCGCGAGTATTTCCAGAAAGGAAGTAGTTGTTTCAATATCTTGTCCGGCTGAGTTCATGCTCGCCGCACAGTTTTTGTATGACTGAGCCAGTTCAGCTGCTGTGGTGGAACTGTTCGCTTGGGCGAATGCCATCATGTCTGCGATTCTGGAAGCATCGGAAGCCTGCAAATTGAACGCTGAAATGTTATCCGTAACCGCCTGTGATGCATCTGCCAGATCCATTCCGGATGCAGCGGCTAATTGCAGAACACCGTCGATACCGGCAAGTGACTGGTCCACCGACCAACCAGCCAGTGACATGTTTGTGAATGCGGATGCGGCTTCGGATGCAGAGAATTTCGTTGAATTTCCGAGTTCTTTTGCTTTTTTCGTCAGCGCTTCCAGCTGTGATCCGGTTGCTCCGGAAATTGCTGCAACTTCACTCATTCCTGCTTCAAAGGAACTTCCAACCTCGACCGCATATTCTGCTGCTTCTTTCGCCGCGTCCTCTACTGCTTTGACTCCGCCTACAATTGCTTCAGACGTCAGATCCGCTTTCAGCATATCGCCGAAAGTTGAGGTCTTTTTCGAAGCATCCTCGAGATCATCGGTCATGTCACTGACATGATTTCCAAATTTATCGATGCTTGTCGCACAGGAATCCGCAGAGGTCTTTGCTTCGTTCAGATATTTCTTATTTTCCTCCAAGGCTGTTGATGCCTTGTTAACTTCTCTCGTTGCCTCAGACTCTCTCCGTGTCCAGTCTGTTATTTTTCCGGCGGCTTTCTGTCTTTCTGTCGTCTGTTTTTCAACAGCATTCGACAGCTGTTCAACCTCTTTGCACTGTTTCTGATACTCCGCAGTACTCTGTTCGCCGGAATCCTCCATTTTTTTCTGTGCTTTCTGGGCTTCTTCCAGTTTCTTTTTCAATGCTTCCAGTCGTTCTGACTGTTCTCTGTATACCTTGTTTGCATTTTCCAGACCCTCTTTTGCGGCTTCCTGTTTCCGCTTGAGAGCGTCCTGCATTTCTGCCATTTTCTTTTGTTTTTCGCTCAGAGCGGTGAGAGAATTTGCATTTCCCTCATATTTCTCCGTCAGTCCTTTCATGTCGGAGGAAAGGAGCTTTGCGGAACTCTGTGCGTTTTTCATCGCCTGCGTAAACTGCTTTTCGCCATCTACAGCAAGGATGATTCCTATTTTTTTTGCCATGCGGGTACCTCTTGAATGTGGATGCAAAAATAGACTGCGCTTCGCAGATATTTATCTGCTTGGCAACAGTCTATTGTTATGAATGTTTTTTATTATTTTGCAGGATTACCGAGTAAACAATGTATGCGTTTCATCATCTTCTCATTATCGCATTTCAGAATAGCTAATATAGAAAATATCTTGTCATAATCAATTTCCTTCAAAGTAGCGTATTCTTTTCCATCGTATACTTTGTAAAAATATTCAGCAACTTTCATCAGCTCTCTGAGTATGATTTTGTTTGTGTTTTTCTCACAGTAGGCGTTTATGGAAGATATAATCTCTTTTTTATTAAGTGTCGGGGCTTTCTTACTCATAATGTGCTACCCCCCCCATAAACCAAGCTGAGAATTTTTAAACTGTACCTGTTCCAGCAGAACATAGGGGAGCTGGTATTCTCCGATGATTGACACAGCCGTATCACACTGGCTCCGCTTGATAGCTTTGTATGTACTTACACCAAACTGCCTCTTCAATTCCCGGTAAATGTCATTGTAGACTTTTCCACGGAGGGATTTGTCCTGGTAAGCTTCGCTGTTCTTTCCACCAAGGCACTCCACGCCTTTCTTTTTCGCCGCTGAAGTAATCCGGTCGATCTCGATGCCGAGAATGGGAAGGTCGAGTTCCAGACGGTCAATTTTTCTGTCGAGATCATCTACTTTCTGATTGAGTTCTACATTTCCCATTGCAAGGAGCTGGATCTGTTCTGGGATGGTCATGGGAACAGTACGGTGAGCGGCTTCCTTTAACTTTTCTTCTATCTTGAGGAAATACTGGCGCGCCTGTTCGCCTTTTACTGTCTTAGACTGCATGGAAAGCTTCTTTGCAAAACCGGCAGAAAGTTTATAATCTTCTCTCTGGATATTTCCTCCTGTCGGCGTCTCTTCCTCAAGGAAGAGTCGCAAATAGTCCTCGTTTTCCATTGCAAAATCATTATCCAAAATGTTTCTTTTACACCATCTTGCAAAATTCTGTGGCGCCAATTCAAGAAATCCATATAATTTTCTTGCCGTAGTCATACCTTCAGTATCAATGCCAAGTGCGATCTCAATAGGTGTCTGGCTTGCTGTATTATTCATAATTTTGTTCATATAATACTCCTTTTCTATTGAAAAGAAGTCTCACAAATGATAGAATACAAATATCAGAAGCGAGACTTCTGGTTGTTTTGAAACACTCGTGTGCTTTGGTAGGGTAGCGGGTGTTTCTTTTTTATTCGTCAATGTCTTCTTTAAGTTTCTGGATCCCCCTGCTAATTGCTTCTGTCATATTGACTGATTTTTCTACACAATATTTTTCAAGAGTTTCCTTGTCCGCATCGCTGATACGAATACTCAGTTTGTTTGGTCTCGGATTATTCGTCGGGCGACCCATTTTCTTTTTGCCTTCTACGTTTCTCACCTCTTGACTCTTGCCATTCTTCCCAAACTATGATAAAGTATGTTTGGGTACAGGCGGTGGCAAGTACCGCCTGTTTTTTTGTTGGGAGAGTCGCTTTGTTAAGCGGCTCTTTTTATTTCTCTTTCTTCGGATAGGACAGTCCCAAAATCATCATCAGATTTCTGTATGCTTCCAATTCCGTCTTGCCCTCAGCATACTGCTGGTTGAGAAATCTCTGCATTTCCAACACGGTCATTTCTTCTTCCATATTCGCTCCTTTCCGGCACCTGCCGCCTTACTCATCAAGTTTTCCTTGACTGTGATTTTATTATATACTTTTGCCCGACAAAAGTCAAGAGTTATTTGAAACTTTTTTCATCCTACCAATGAAAATTTAAAAGGAGCCGATATTTTCGGCTCCTTTCGTCTTTATTCGTTCACTGTATAGATGCTATATCCTAATTTTAATTCTTTTTCTTCTCCGTAAGACGGTATTTCCACACCGTCTACATAATAAAAATAATCAAATGGTTTTCCTAATTTTTCCTTGATTTCGTTTGACTGGTTTTCATATATAAGCCTTGCATCGACTTCGTATTCATCACCATTTTCAGAACCTTCCAAACTTGTTTTAAACTCATATATGATTTCACCATTTTTCAGTATTGTTTCTGTGCTTTCTATGCAAGAATAATTTTTAAATAGGTAAAGATCAATGGTTGCACCATCTGGAATTTCTGACTTCACGCTGCATTTTATATGCTGATCTTCTGTTTTTTCTACAGAGACTTCACATTTTGCATTTATTCTTTTTGCCGCTTCTTCCTCTAAATACTTTTTGTGGGCTTCGTTATCTTCAAACTCGCCGCCTACCTTTGCGTACGTTTTTTCGAAGCCATCTTCAAAATTGACAGTAAACTTATATGTTGACGTTCCGTCATTTTCTTCTAAGTAAAACATGGTCTTTCCACCATATTCCAGAGCCCGGCAAAACTCATCCTTGTCCTCCACAATTAAATCTGTTCCTTTTGAACAAAAATAACAGCTTATCTCATGTTCTATATCTTTAGAATCTAAAATGCTCAGGCTATAATATTTGTCTTTGCTGTAATAATTATCGACTTGGTTATCTCCGTATTCGTACAACCGAAAGAAAATATTTTCTTTATCCATTAAAAGAATAACTTTTAATTCAGAATCGGTTGTTGCACTATTACTAAACGTGCCGTCAATGTAATCTTCAGTCGTAACATACTTTTTACCTGTAGACCTGCTAAACTTATCGACATAGGTCCCGATTTCCCACTTATTTTCTTTTTGTTCCTCCGCTTTTGAATTGAACGGGAATATCAACGCCAAAAGCAGGATTGCCAGTGTTGCTGATATTTTTCTCATATGTAACTCCCTCCTTTTTTTTAACATTTTAACATTTTCGCAGGGAATTGCAATATAAAAAAATAACCTTTTACGGCATCCCGTCTATAGCATAGTCGCTTTCTTTTTTGACTCCGTTCATTTCCAAAAATTTATCAAAAATCACCCGGTATTTTCGTGGAGTCATACGAAAAACCTCTTCTTCTGAATATCCCATTTTTGCAGTAGCCGCAATCAGCATGCTTGCAATGTCGAGAAGTTCTGTATCCTGTCTGGCCTGTGTTTCCTCTTCTTCCGGTACTGCTCCGGCATAGGAAGCAATCACGGCGGCGGTCAACTCCGGCATTTCCGCGGCGGTTATCATAGAACCGACTTCCACGGCGGTGTATGCCTCGTAGGAACCTTTTCTTGCTTTCTCATCATTCAACAGTTCCTTTAAAATGAATCTCAGGTGTTCCGGTGCTTTTCTCCAGTCTGACAGTTCTGACAGTGTTTTTCCAACCGTCTGATCATACTCTGACTGAACGGCGTCGATCACATTTAAAGTGAAGAGGAGGTTATGTTCCTCCTCTCCGATCTTGGCGTTGACGCCTGCTGGTCTTAAATCGCTCATGGCGTCACCTCCAGGCTACTCAGGCTGCAACTGCTGTTTTTCCAAGGGTTGTATCGACATAGGTTTTTGCTTCGTCAAGGGTATCAAACTCTTTCTCGTCCTTCCAGTCGCCGTTCTCCAGTGCGTACATATTGCCTTCGAGAGTGGTGTGAGAGAAAGTCACATTCTCCTGCTTTGTGCTGTTCTCATCGTTCGCCTCTTTGAACTGGGCTTTGAGATAGATTTTCGCCTTGTAAACTCTCGCTCCGTTTCGTTTAGATTTTCCGACGAAACCAACGCCGACGTACGGCGCGATATCGTTGACGTTCCTGGTCATAGCCTTCTTTGTTTCGTCTACGGTGTGACCAAGAAGGAAGGCATCTACTTCCAGGGTCGGCTCGTTCAGCTCGAGGGAAATGGTTCCGCCAGTGACGGAAGTGTCCGTTTCGACAACTCTGTCGTCTCCGTAATCTTTCACGTCGGAAGTGGTCGGGTTTCCATTTACCTGTGCACCCGGTCCGATCTCCATTGCCCCGGTATATTTAACGGTCTTTTTATCTGCTGCATGCGCCGGATCGAGTTTAGCTGCTACAATATATTCAAATCCGATTTTTGCCATTTTTTTATCCTCCTGTAACTTTTTCAGGGTAGCGACTGACCTTCTTTTTGTCAGCCGGTAATTTTATTGTTTCTCATTGCTTTTTTTGACTGTTCAAGCAATTTAGTTTTCTTCTTCCTCAATTTCACATTCGAAAAGAATGTGCCGGATTGAGGAATCCGGGTCTGGGATAACTTCTACAGTTGGAAATGTAAATCCTGCGTCAAACAATGCCTTCCGAATTCTATTTTTATCTGTCAGATAATTCTTTTTCATCGGCAACCACCAATGAATTTTCACTTCCGTGACAACTTCTTCCGGTTCATCATCTCCGTAGTCTGCGCCGTTACTGAACGGCGTTTCGAATGTGATGTACTCCGCATCATCTCCGTCATAGAATGATTCTCTGACCGGGATTTTCAAAAAGTTCAATGCCTGAATGATCTTTTTGTTTACTGTCATACGTCACCCATCCATTCTTCTGCGGTTTTTTCAATGATGCTTTCGCACTTTGCCTTCGCGGATTTAATAGCATTTTCGCGGACATATAATGCATCCTGCGTGTGCTTGCGTTTTCCTTTTTTTGCATGAATTCCGGCGTCTAACCACCGCAGTTTATCTACATTACTGACTCCTTTACTGTCTGTTCCGACAGGACGGACTACGGTAAAAACTCCATACTGGTTTTCTTTCGCTTTGTCGGTGATGATTGACTGTTCCAGCGCTCCGGTTGAGTATCCCTTACTCGACGCAGAACGAATCTCCGACTTTAACGCCTTTTCCAGAATCGGTGCTGCTTTATCTACAGCCTTTATAGCCATTTTTTCCGGGTCTTTCAGTTTCTGAAACATGTGTTCCAGATCTTCGAATCCGTCAATTGCCGCTCTTGCCATTTCTCCACCTTCTTTCAGTGCTTGTTTCTTTCTTCCAGCTCTGTGTAAATTTCCATATACTCTTTGCTGTCGCCGTAAGGATTCACATACACAATGTTGTGATCCTTTCCGGCGTACCGGATAAACATTGCGGCGGTAATTTCTTTCGGCGTATACCGCACCAGAAACCGTTTTTTCGCCTGTGAAAACTCCGAACCCGCCTGAATCATTTCTTTTCCGGAAGTGTATGACACTTTTGCATAACAGGAACGAATGACTTTTTCCACGTTCGCTGGAAAGCCGTCTTCGTCCTGTCCGGTGTTTTCCTCCAGGATGATCTGGATCCGCTTGTCCAGTTCTCCGGGATTGATGTTCATTGTGATCACCTCCCTATAGTAGGTTGACCCGGTGCATGTCCAAGATGCTTTCAACCACCCGGTTGACATTCGATTTTTCAACGTACATTGCCCGGTTATCATGCATATCCTGGCACAGTACCAGAAGTGCCGCCAGAAAGTCGGCGTGGGTGTCAACCTCTTCATCCGTCAGTCCGGTATAGTCCCGGATATAAGCCTTTGCCGAGTCTAGGATCCTCTGCATCTCATCTTCCCGGTAGTCGTCCAACCGCATAAATTCCGCCAGATCAACCGGCTGAACTTCACTTACTTTCATTTTTCTTCACAGCCTTTCTCTTTGAAGACTGTTCTGCAGGAACTTCTGTAGGAATCTCTTTCACAATCTGCTCTGCAGGAATCTCTTTTGATAACTCTCTGATATATCCGGCTTTCAGAAGGTCAGAAAGTACAGTTTCATTTCCGTACTCTCTGACTTCGCCCTGTGCCATCGTGAGTGTCCCGCAGAAGCTTTTCAGGGCCATTATCTTCATGTGTTTTCCTCCGCTCAGGCAGCCGCCATTTTCAGAACTGCAATCTTCTGCTGATTTTCGATCTTTGCATCGATCTCGATCCATCCGACCACTCCTACGGCGTGCTGGGTAGCATATTTCTCGCGAAGGACCTCAATGTTGATGTCCTCGGAAACTTTTACTGCCAGACCAGACATATCGCCGTACACTACAGCGGTTTTGCTCGCTGCCATCTTGTCGACATTGTCAGAACAGTACACATCTGCACCGAAGAGCTTGTAGCCCCAGCGTGCGGTAGCATCTTTCTGCAGGAGGTAATCTCCATCAGAATTTTTCAGTTTGCGGATTGCGGATCTGGTGGCTTTGTTCATGATCCAGATGCAGCTGGTCTGGTATGCGTCCGGTACCTGTTCCTGCAGGTCGATGAGCTCATCACCAGTAATGGCGGTAGCGGCAGCTGCAGTAACAACCTGTGTAGCTTTTGAGATGCCATCGACTTTGTCGCTGGTTCCGTTCAGGCACTCGCCCTCGATCCATCTTGCGATATTCTCGGCCATCTGATTTACCACGAAATTCACGATGTCAAAGGAACTGTTGTTGATGAGGGATTTGGAAACCTTTGTCAGTGCTCCGGCAAGGAAGCCTTTCAGTTCGATAGAAGCAAATTTACCGGACTTGGATTCCAGCTCCTCGAACTCTGTCGCATATGCCATTGTAATTGCGCTGGTGGACTCATCGTATGAGGGGATAGTCAGTGTTCCAGCCACGTTGTACCGGTCTGCCATCTGATAGATCGGGCAGATGTCATACACTTTTTTGATGATTTTGTTTGCGATAGAGGTCGGAATCACCGCGCCGTTATCGCCGGTAGTCATGTTGATGCCGGCTCTGTTTTCGGAAATAATTCCACGGATGTAATTTCCGAAAGCTTCCTCTTCGGCTGCCGCTCTCTCCTCGGCTCTCAGTTCCTCATGATGTTCATTGCTGTTTACGTTCAGGGACAGGCTCCTTGCTCTCTCTTCAGCTTTGATTGTTGCATCGATGGCTTTGATTTTGCCCTCCAGCTCATCAAATTTGGTGGTTTCCTCTTCGTTCATCGCTCGCTCCTCGTTCTGAGCGGTGTCCAGAAGCTGCTGCATCTCTGCCTGCAGAGCTGCTCTCTGTTCCATTAACTTTTTGAATTTATCCATTCTTGAATCCTTTCTGCCTACAACTTTTAAAGGCGTTAGGTCAGCGACCGGACTTCCTTTTTTGTCCGGCCGGTTTGTGTTTTTTTATTTTTTCAGTGCTTCCAGTCTGGAAACAAATGCGGAATTATCAAATTCCGGCTTCGGAGGATCTTTTTTCTGATTCTCCGTCAGATCAGTATATTCCATGTTTTCCGGGAAAATTGCCCGTGTTTCCACATCGGCATCTTTTCCGTCAGCTCTGACTTCCACGGATGTCGCAGAGTAAACCGGAATCCGGTTCATGATCAGGCTGATTTCCGACATGTCGAATTTCTTGACATGTCGGACAGGGAGTCCTTCTGCTCTTTCTTCCATTTCATCTTCCACATTCTGCATGTTGAAAGACCAGCCGCGAAGACGGTTCTGCTTTGCGCCGTCGATCACTGCCGGATCTGTCACCACCGAAGAGGCCCGGAGACCTACACTATCCTCGACGGCTTTCAGCGTGCCGGCTTCTCTTGATGCCAGTTCATGACCGGCATCGTGATCGAGAAGCATTCGCAGTTCTGGTGCCCTCGAAAGTGCATCACGGAAAGCACCGGGTTCGATTACCTCGATTACTTTTCCGCGAGGAGTCATGACGGGACGGGATTTTCTTCCCGGTACATTCACATACCCGTCAATGTGAAGACCGTCGGCTCTTAATTCAGCTCTCATTTACTCACCTCCTTCCCACTTTTCAAACCATTCATCAATCAAGTGGTAAAATACTGTCTTTTCAACTCTGGTATTATCTGCTGCTACGCGGGCCTTGCAAGTTTCTTTGTCGGTGTCCATGACTTTTATGTCCGCATTGAGCGTTTCCCCGAGCACTTTCAATTCGATTGCATCTGCTTCTGTCGTGATGATGTAGGCTTTCTGGTTTAATGCGTTCCAGGAAATTGCATGATATATCACTTTTCGAATGTCCTGCAGAATGTCAACCATTGCACTATCTATCTGTGAATGAAAATGTTCTTCGCCCAACAGTGCTGCTTTGATTGCATCCAGATCCAGAACAATTTCGCCGGGCTGTTTGTGCTCGTTCACCCATGTTGTTTTTCCTGATCCGGGTGGACCGGTTACGATCAGATTTCTTACTCCGTTCCTTGCCCTATCCTCTTTTGCAGTCAACATTTCTCCCAGGTGACTTGTCTCCGGCTCAAATTCTTCGATTTTCCCAACAACACTCGACCCAGACTTTGAACCTTCTATTTTTCCTACAAGGCTCGTTTCTGCTTTGATGCTTCCATCGCCGTCCATCTGCTGCACAGCGTTTGTGTTCGGTGTGTAGATCTGTCCGGTCTTTGGATTGTAAAGAACGGAATCCAGTCCGAGAGTGATCCAGTCGAAATTCAACGGCTCCATGTCTTCCAACTTCCGAATCTCATCGACCTGGAGGAAGTGCTGATTTAATCCGATCTGGTATGCTTCATACCTTTCCTTGATATCACCCCTGGTCAGTTCTTTTGTGTCGAATGCCCAGTACCTCGAACTTTTTTCAGATTCAAACAGGAAATCCCTGTTCAGACTGCATTCGATGTCGCTCATAATATTCGTGCATGTTTGGACAAAACTTTTCTTATCCTGCTCTGTCGGACTACCATTCACCATTGCTGACGGAACTCCGAACAGTTTACAGATTTCTCCGGCGTTTGTCTTTTTGTTCTCGTTCAGCTGCATTTCCACGGATGTGTTCGAAGACTCTTTAAATGTCAGTCCTTTATTCAGGACCACCACATTATCCGAATTCCCGTAGAACCGCCGGAATGCTTCTTTGACTCTGCTCAGTGCTTCTGCGCTCAGCCCGGTTTCACTCTGCAGAAATCCTTTTTTGTTTCCACCATTTTTTACTAAACGTTCTTCGTACAGCATTGATGAATACGCCACGCTCAATGCTCTCGGATTCTCTGACATAATGCTTGCAGACGTCATGCCATCTACGGTTTTTCTCAGGATTTTGAAAAATTGGTAGGGATGATAGGAAATTCCCTGAACCAGTATGTCATAATCTTTGAAAATCGGATCTGTATTGTGCATGATCGAAATATACCGTTCATCTACATAATGCAGACTTCTCACACCCAGGCTCCCCCAGTTGATGAACGCATATCCACCTTTTCCGAGGAAGTAATCTTCGATCATCGCTTTCCAAAACTGAACGGCAGTCAATGTGTCGCCGGTATCGTTGTTCAGCATCCGGATTCTCAGATCATCTTTAACCTCTTTCACATCTCCTGTTTCTGTCCGTTCATACAGTTTCACTGGAAGTGCCGCAATGGTCCCGGATATCAGATTGATGCATGCCTGGACTGTCGGAATTTCAAGTGTCTGCTCTTTCGTAATCGGATCACCATTTCCCAGTAATGCCTGGAGCAACACTGGAGAATCAATAATTTCCGTCGCAGATACAGTGTCTGCCCGTATCTCAGCTTTCTTTTTGCCGAATGGAAAAATTCCCATGTTTTTAACCTCGCTTAGAATTGCATAACAAAATCATTGTCATGCAGATTAGAACTGCACAACAAAATTATTGCCGTACAGATTTTCCTGCTGAACAAGATATACAGCGTTGATCAGTGCTACTACCATGTCCACCTTGCCGGAGGACTTTTTCTTGTTGACATATTTGTTCAGGTTCGTGTCTTCCGTGCATCGTGCGTTCTGGAAATTGATCTCAAGCAACCGGTTTGATTCATACCGGAACTGCTTTAACAGGATCTTTTCCTTCAGAAGCTTTGTGGGCGGATGAAGGACTGAACTGTGCTGCTTGATCTCTACGCACTCAATCCCCTCTGCCTCCAGCTTCTGTACCGTAGAAATGGCATTATACCGGTCATATCCGACCTGACGGAGATTTACCCCGTATTTTTTCGGCAATTCTATGATGAATTTTTCAATATATCCATAATCAATCACCTCTTCGCCGCACGGATAGCAATATTCATTCCGGATCATTTCTCGGTAATCCAGTTTTTCTTTTGTAGTCTTCTGTTTAATTCGTGCTTCGTCGCCGGGAATAAAACAAAAAACCTTCGCATATAGGATATCGTCAACCATGGTTGCCATTGCCGTGGCCGTATTATCATCCGTCATGGATAAATCCAGCCCTAACCAGACGTCCCGCCCTTTCCAGAACTCCGGGTTATTCTCAATCCGGCACTCCTTCACTTTCTGTATATCTACATATCCCTCGATGCCAAGCCCCTTGTACTGAATGTTGCAATGCTTGCACAGGAAATTTTCCCGCTTATTCTCATACAAAATGGCAATGGAACGTTTCTTTACCAGGTCATCGAAAATATATTCATGGTCTACTGATACCGGATTGGTCTGATATAATACCCGGTCGTCTTTCTGCCAGTTCTCACCCTGTTTTAGATCGTCGTCCGGCTCATACAGCAACGAAAAATACCGCTCGTCTTCCAGTAGATCATCCAGCACTTTCTTTCCATAGTCGATCTCACTTATCATGACATTGTTGTCATTCGGATACTGAGTGCTGATAACGATTCCAAGCTTATTCAGAATCGTGACCTGTGACGACCTCATTGCCTCAACCGGATAGTCGTCCATCGCCCCGGCTTCATCTGCCAGAAATGCATTTGCCAGTTTACCATCCATGCGGTCTTGACTGTATGCCAGCGGAGTATATTCGTTTTCATTCAGATTGCAGATAATCTGACTTCGAAGGATCTTGAACGCCGGCTCTTCCTCGTCGTATAGTGCCGGGCTTACTTTGATGATTTTGCGAATTGCATTTTTCAGTTCGCTTGAAAGCAGTAAATCCGGCGCAACAGAAAAGAACCGGGAAAAATCCGGTTCCGTGAGCATGAGCAATATGAATATGACAGCACTGTTAAAGGTCTTAAAGTTTTTTCTCGCAATTTCCAACAGGGCTGTTGTGTAAAAGCGAATCTTCGTATTTTCGAAGTTCGCATTTGCTTTTTCGTAGTATTTAGAATCTTCCCGGCACATCGTACACAAGGAAGCAGTTATAAAAAGCCATGCATACGGTTCCAGTCCTTCCATAATGCTACAATGCAGATCTGGATGAACCATGATCTTGAGAAGCCTGCAAATCTTGTCGTATGCTTTTTCATCTACATAAGCTTCCGCATGTTTTCCGTCGGCAATATCTATCCATTTTCTTGCCTGCATCTTGACATAATGCGGAACTTTGCCTTCCTGTTCTTCTACACACCACTTTGCGTAGGCATATGCTTTTCCGTCCTTAACCACGGAGAGCCTCCATCAGAGGATTGCTCTTTTTCTCCGTAGTCTTCGGGATAGATCGAAGTGCGGAGAGAATAGTCATGCTATTCTCCTTTTCAGCATCAGCAAGAGCTTTTCGCTTTGTCGTGAGAATCTGGCTGTATTTCTGATAGTTCTTTTCAAGGGAATCCTGGATCCGGTATACCTCGGATACATTCATCTCACCATTGTTGATCATTTCCACAGCATGTTTTCGGAATTCCTCCAGGGCAATGCGTGAATCCTCCTGCATTTTTCGCATGTCATTGCACTCTGCGGTCATGATGCAGTACCGGTTTATTGCGTTCCCGTAAAGATCATCGTCTTTTCCAATCTGGGCAAGAAGCTTTTTGAGGTGCAGGAATTCCCGATGTGCTTCCTCGTTCTCTTTTACCTCCGGTTTTTCCTTCAGTCGGATGCCGGTGAGTAATTCTTCCTCGGCTCTTCTGCGCTGAGCCAGTTCTTTTTTCGTCCGGTGGGATTTACCCTCCATCTCGATCACTTTCGCTGGTTTCGGCGGTGTTGGCATGCTCCCACCTCCCTTCTTTCTGGTTCAAAATCTGATCTGGGAACATTTTATGGATCGTAG